TCGGTGGCTGATCTCGGCCTCACAGCTGATCAGCGCATCCTGGCTGCTGTGCTATCGGACCAGGAAGCCGCTACGGGACTGGACGTCGCTGCGAGAACTCTCGATACGCTAACATTACTGCCGGTGATCAGGACAGGACAAGTTGACAAGATGGGCTCTGGTTTCGTCAAGCGACAGAACACGGGGAGGGTACTGTGACGGTTGTTACGTTTGAGAACTACAGGCCGTCTGCTCGCTTCGACGGAGTCAAGTGGACCAATGCCATGATCGAGGAGGCACCGGCCAGCGCTGGTCCTTGGACGCTGATCGACACGCAGCCCCTCTCACCGCTTGACACAGACGCTACTGATCCGCAGGCGCGCAACTTCACTACGGACAATGCGACGCTTGCCTATGGTTGGTACAGAATCACCTTCACAGACTCTCTGGGCGCCACAGGGCAGCCCACTGTGCCGCAGTACAACGGAACGATGCTGGCGTATGAGCCAACTGTTGATCAGGTCGCCCGGAAGATCCTGTCGCGCACGAGGGACAAGTACGGCAATGTGATCGGTAGCTTCACACCCGACACACTGCCTACTGACTCGCAGGCTCAGGCGATCACATCAGACGTCATCACGGAAGTTGCTGATGTAGTCGGTGATGTCGTTCCTGACTTCCTGATCAACGATGCCTCCAACGTGGTGGCCATCCGGGCAGCGATGCAGATCGAGCTTGACTTCTTCCCTGATCAGGTCAACACATCCCGCAGTATCTATGACCAGCTCAAAGCTGAGTACGAGTCAGCGTTGGCCGCTCTTCAGAGCGCCGTGTCCTCAGCAGAGGCGGGGGATACCAGTGTGGTAGATACCAACCCAGCCACGCGCGCCAGCTATGCCTTCCCTCAGCCCAACAACTGGTATCTGGGGCGCTGGTAAGGTGGAATTCTTCATCAAGGCGATGGGCGTCAAGCAGGTCTCCACCAAGTTCACACGCTTGGGGCAGGCTGCTGCCGACGCTGCTCCTGCGATGGAGTCTGTCGCACAGTTGATCTTCAGCATCGAGAAGACTGTCTTCAACTCTCAGGGTCGTCGTGGCGGTGGCTCCTGGAAACAGGACTCTCCTGACTGGCTGGCTCGCAAGATCCGGAACGGACAGGATCCTCGCATCAACCACATGACTCTTGCTTTGCGCCGCTCCGTGACCGAGCCTGGCGCACCGGGGCAGGTCCTGGAGGTAAGTCCTGCGAGCCTCGTCGTGGGCTCCAGCTTGCCCCAGGCTGCCCCGTCGCAACGCAACCGCCCCTTCATCAAGTTCACCGTTGCAGACCGCACCGCGATGCGCGGAGTCATCCGTGAGTATCTGATGGCTGCCTGGAGGGCAGGATGACGGACATCTTCTCAGCAATCAAGATCGCTGACGATCTCGAGAAGGCATGTCTTGATACGATCGAGGCATGGTTCCCTGTGTACGTCAAGGAGCTCGAGATTCAGCACCCTGATCTCTTCCCAGTGGGATCTCTTCCTGCACCAAAGTCATTCCTCACGGCAGACAGGATCGATCGCAGCAATGCTGATCTCCTTCCTGCTATCGTCGCCATCAGCCCAGGTCTATCGGGCAAGAAGCCTGCGCAGGAAGGTGACGGCTCCTTCCGTGCATTCTTCCACCTGGGCGTAGGAGTCTTTGTGGTCGGAAGTGATCGGCCATCTACCAAGCGTCTTGTCAGGACGTACACAGCGATCTGTCGCACGATCATGCTTCAGAAGCAGAGTCTGGGAGGGTTCGCTGACGGTTCAACCTGGCTTGATGAAAGCTACGACGATGACTTCAACTTCACGGATGACCAGACCATCGGTGCGGGCCAGGTTGTCTTTGAAGTTGAAGTTGACGGAGTAGTGAACAGGTACGGCGGTCCTGCTGTGTTCGGCGGACCACCGCCTGATCCAGACCCGGTTGAACAGCCGGGAAGCGATTGGCCGACGGCTGATGTCGTCACCGCCACCGTCCAAGTAGAGGAGTAGACGGATGGAATACAAGAACGTGGGCAACCACGCGGAGGACCTCGCCGACGGGCGGATGATTGCTCCCGGCGAGACTGTCGAGCTCGACGAGGATCAGGTACGGGAAGATCACAACGAGGATCTTCTCGCACGTGGTGCCCTCATCGGGATCGATGAGAAAGGCGAGCACGAAGCGAAGCTCGCAAGCAACCGCGTCAAGCGCCAAGAGGCGAAGACGCAAGCGCAAGGAGAGGAGGCGTAAATGGCACTCAGGCCTGGAACACAGGTCCTCGTCAAGACGTCTCCGCCACCCCGCTCGTCCCCGACGGATACGGGTGCGTGGTTCGTGGTTGGGCAGACCGATGCCGGACCTCTGACCCCGACGCTGATCAGGTCGATGGATGACTTCATCCGCCTGTTCGGTACTCGTGTCGCATTCTCTGTTCTCTACGACGCGATGGAGGTCTTCTTCCGGGAGGGCGGATCGTCGGCGTGGGTGACCAGGGTTGTGGGACCTGCGGCCGTCACAGCATCCAAGAACCTTCTGGACTCGGGTGCAGGCATCTCGCTGGTTGTCAAGGCTCTGGGACCGGGTGCAGGTTCCGCTCCCAACGCCGGAAACAGCCTGAAGGTCGGTGTTGCAGCAGGATCTGTTGGCGGCACGTTCGTCATTCAGGTCTTCGACTCCAACAATGTCCTTCTCGAAGCGTCACCGAACTGCGTGACGCAGCAGGATGCCATTACGTGGTCGGCAGGAAGTAGCTATGTCGCCATCACTCTTGGCGCCACTGCTCTGGTTCCTGTCGTGGTGGCGGCGGCTGCCCTCACGGGCGGTGCTGACGACCGCAACAACATCACGGACACTCAGTGGCTCGCGTCGCTGAACCTGATGGGCAAGGATTTGGGACCGGGCAATGTCTCGGCTCCGGGTCGCACGACGGATGTGGGGCATACGCAGCTGCTCGATCATGCTCGCAACATGAACCGCATCGGCATTCTGGACTACCCCGACACGCCGACGGCGGCAACGCTGATCACATCGGCCACCAATGCCAAGACCACCGGGAACGGTGCGTATGGCGGAGGCTTCTGGCCATGGGTCATCGTGCCTGGCGTCATCGCGGGTACGTTCCGCACCGTTCCTCCCAGCGCACTTGTGGCTGGTCGCACGGCAATCGTCGACGCTCTCTACGGGCCGGACACTCCCGCAGCGGGTGAGCTTGGACAGTCGGGATTCGCAGTCGCTCTGTCCCAGGCTGGCATCGACGCCACGACGAGGGACCAGCTGAACACGGCTGGCGTCAACGTCATCCGCAACATGAACATCGGCATCCGTATCTACGGATGGAGGTCGCTGGCCGATCCGATCAGCCAGCCCAACCTGCTCGACCTCAGCATCTCGCGCTACCTGATGGGCCTGGTAGCTCGTTGCTTCAACGTGGGCGAGCAGTTCGTGTTCAAGCCCATCGATGGGCAGGGCCATCTCATCTCCGCCTATGGCGGTGCTCTGACGGCTCTGTGCCAGGCTGACTGGGAGTCGGGGCAGATCTATGGTCTCGTCGCCTCCGATGCCTTCGCCGTCGACGTTGGCGCTTCGGTCAACACTCCAACGGTCCTCGCGGGTAACGAGCTCCGCGCGAATGTGACCGTTCGCCCATCACCAGATGCGGAGCTCGTCACGATCCAGATCGTGAATGTTCCGATCACATCGGATGTGTCGTAATGTCTGGTGGACCTACACGTCAAGACACGTACTCCGTCAGTGTGCAGATCGCACATCCGACGAACGGCAACATGCTCAACTACGGCGTGTTCGACAAGTTGACCGGTGGCGGTCTCTCTTCGTCGGCCACGTCGTACCGGCCAGGCGGCATGGCACCGCCGGTTTCGCTCGGAGGGCAGCGGGTGACTGCGAACGTCGTGGTCTCACGGCTGTACCGTCTCGGGCGTGACCACGATGTCGTCGGCCAGCTGCTTGACTCTGTCGGCAAGTCCGACATGGTCATCTCCAAGCAGCCGCTCGACATTGATGGGAACGTCTACGGACGCCCCATCGTGTACAAGGGTGTCCTCGATCGCGTCACCGCCCCGGAGGTCGACTCCGAAGGCAACGCGGCCGGGCTCATCGAACTCGAGATGGTCGTAGAAGGTTACCCAACCTCGTAAGGGGTTGGTGAGGAGGGAGCGCACATGCTTGACGAAGACGCAGTACAGCCCATCGTCCAGACCGACGAGCAGCCGGAGAATCTGCTTGAGCAACTGGCGGCGAAGAGAAGGGATCTTGCTGACACCAAGACCACCTTCATCCCGGTTCCCGGGTATGACAAGTCTCCGCCGATCCTGCTCATTCAGTACCGGCTGCTCGACGGTCAGGAGATCGAACGTCTGGGCAACAAGGTTCGCCGTGAGTTCAAGCAGCGGTGGGACCGTGCCATCAATGCGGCAGTGGATACCATCATCGCTGCCTGTACCGGCCTGTTCATCGACAAGGGCGACGGATCCGCACCTGCCCCTCTGACGATCAACGGCAACGCGGTCCTCGGCTTCAGTAGCGATCTTGCTGAAGCTCTTGGCTTCGCCGATCGCATCGACAACCCTGATCGCGCACGAGACGTGGTGTTCGGTCTGTTCGCGAACAACGACGTAGCGATCAGCCAGCACAACATGTTCTTGAACAGGTGGATGACCGACACAACCACGAACATCTCTGAGGAGATGTACGGGGGAAACTTCTAGAGCACGACGAGATTGGAGTAGCAGCGGAAATAGCTCTCATGTTGGGGTACGATGCAGCCAGAAGATTCCTTATGACCAAGAACGCTGAAGAGCGTGATAGGATCGCATTGATCAGTAGGGCTGCTACGGAGCTTCAACGTCAGAGGGATCTCGATCGTGCTACGATGATCGCCAACGCTGTGGGGAGGGTCTTCGGCGGATGACCGAAGAAGAGATCCTCGTATTCCTCAGGCTGCAAGGCCAGGCTGCCTTCATTGCAGGGACGGAGGAATCCGCCGCCTCCGTCCGGCAGCTTGGTGTTGCATCAGAAGAGGCAGGGCTAGCCATGGCGGGCACAGCCCGTCGCGGCTACATCATGAACCAGGCTCTCTTCACGATGAGACGCTTGATGTACGGTGCTACGCTTGCGATCGTAGCCTCAGGCATCGCCGCAGTCAAATGGGGCTATGACTTCAACAGTGCGATGCAGAGCGCAAGGGTCGCTCTACAGCCGGTGGCCGGTGACATCGGCAACGTACAGGATGAGCTTGACTACCTGTTCAACTTCACCAAGCACACACCGTTCCAGTTCAAGGACGTCACCATCGCATTCCGGCAGATGTACCTGGGGATGCGCACAGCCGGCATCAGCGCGGAGACAGTCAACACGACGTTGCACTCTATCGTTGATGCTCTATCTGCTACAGGTCGTACATCGCCAGGAGCACTCAACCGCGTAGCTGTCGCTCTCCAGCACATGGCCTACCAGGGTCATCTGACGGGGCAGACAGTGAACCAGCTGGCCCGTGACGGACTCCCAATCTTCGCAGCGCTCACACAGGAGCTCGGTCTCACAGCAGACCAGATGCACCATGTGGGCAATCTCGGCATTCCCGTGCAGACAGCACTCAAGGCTCTGAACGACTACATCGAGAACACACCAGGGTTCATGAATGCCGCCTACCGGCAGTCGCTCACGGTGCATGGTCTGTTCACCACCCTGAAGGACAACATCTCTCAGCTGGCCGGTCACCTGGAGAACAGTCTGTTCCTGAAGTCAGGGGGAGCGTTCGCCCGGATGAATGCATGGTTCGATTCCTTCAACGCAAGGGTGACGAATGCAACATCCATTACTTCTGTTGTTGCTGCTATTGATCCTCATGCGGTCATCATTTGGAAACAAGTAGCAGACGATCTGCACCTTCTCTGGCAGAACTTCTCAGCGGTCATCTCAGCGCTGGCAACATCTAAGCCTCTGTGGGGATCGATCTACATCGTCCTGTTGCTGCTACACGGAGTCCTGATGATGATCGTGCCTCTGACTCAGAAGTTCGGATGGTTCCTCTACATCCTGATACCTCTGTTGGTGACCTACTGGGGAGTGACGAAGCTTGCTGCCTTCTGGACGGCAGCGATGGGTCTCTCCGAAGTCCTGGCTACCAAGGCAACCAAAGAGCTGACCTTCTTCCAGTTCCTAGCAGCCGTTGCGACGGGCAGATATGCCCTCATGACGAAACTGGCTACCTTCTGGACATGGATCGCAGAGGGAGCCACGTGGCTGTATGTAGCGGCTACGACCGCACTAGCTGATGCCTTCACCGCTGAGGGGATTGCAGCTGGCATCGCATGGGCGATCACGCTAGCTCCTATCACGATCATCGTCGCAGCGATCGCCG